GCAATGCAGATGGGCCAGCAACCACAGCAAATGGATATAGAAGCGCGGGTTGCGGAACTTATCGCGCAATATACGGAAGAAGTAATGTCCGTATTGCTTCCACCGCCAGAAGGACAGAGCGATCCTTTGGTTCAGTTGCGGGATAAGGAACTGGACATCAAGGCCATGGATATGGAACGGAAGGCCGATGAGTTTGCATCCAAACAGGCTTTTGAAGAGAAGCGCGAGGGAGAGCGTCAGGCTATAACCAGGGAGAAGATAGACTCTCAGGAAGACATAGCCATGCTTCGAGCGGACGTAAACCTGGAGCGCATCGAAAAGATGGGTTCTGGTGGAAGAGGTGAGTAATGCCCATACGGAAAGTAAAAGGCGGCTGGACTTTTTCCAGCTCCGGGAAACCTGTGTACGATACACTTGCTGCGGCGAAGCGTTCTTACAAAGCGTATCTGGCGAGAAGAGCAAGTAAAACAAGGAAGGCGTGATGTTTCACGTGAAACAATATGGCTAAAGGTGTAGGTCATTATTTTAAGGACGGCAGTAAGCACACAGGAGGCACTCATAAAATGCCTAATGGTGATGTGCATTCTGGAGCAAAGCACACAAAACAGAGTAAAAAGCTTTATCATTATTCAGAGTTGCCTTCAGCGTCCGCTAGAAAAAAAGCAAGGAAAAAGGCGTGATGTTTCACGTAAAACAAAATGGCGATTGATTACAGAGGCGAAAAGTTCTCCGGGTACAATAAACCAAAGCGCACCCCTGGAAAGAACAAGAAATTTGCTGTATTGGCCAAGAAGGGTGATAAGGTAAAGCTTATACGGTTTGGTGATCCGAATATGAAGATTAAAAGTGGTAATCCAAAGAACCGTAAAAGTTTTATAGCTAGGCATAAATGCAAAACAGATACCCCTGACAAATTAACCGCAAGGTACTGGTCTTGCAAAAAATGGAGAGCGTAAATGTCTTTGGTTAAAAATATTAATAAACGCAAGAAGGCGGGGACATCCCGCTCTAAAAAGGACAGTACCGTGAGTCCTGAAGCCTATGCTGAAATGAAAGCTGGGTATAGAGATGGCGGCATGGCGGGGCAAATGTCTAAACAAATGGGTATATCCAAGAGAGAGGCTGGTGGTCTTATGGCAAAAGCTAAAAAAATGAACAAGGAACAGGGATACAATATGGGTGGCCCTGTTGATACGTTCCCAGGAATGGGCGCCTTCAAGTATGGCGGCGAGATGAACGTAAAGGTCAGGATGTACAACATTACATCCGGCGATGAAGACGTACCCATGGAATGGGGCCGTGAGCATCTGGACCGTGACTCAGAAGAGTTGATCAAGGGAACCCAAGCCCAGGTCCGTGGCCGTTATTTTAATAACAATAATGGTAAAGGAACCTTCTGATGCCTAAAAACGTAGAGTATACTAACAAGGCTGACGCGAATGAGTATGCTTCAGCCGAAGGTGGTCGTGTAAAAGGAAAAGATACAACTGGTGACGGGTTTGCGGATACCTGGACAGTTGTAGAGATACCTGAAGAAGGCGCTACTGAAGGACCCTCTTTAACCGACTTTGAAGAAGGAACCCCTGAGTATGAGCAACAGAAGAAATGGCTTGAGGACGTTGATTCTGGCGGTAAGCCTCCAGAAATGAACATGGGCGGTGCTTTTGTTGATGAACTGGGCTACAGGCACGGTGGAATGACTAATCCGAAGCGTGATCCTATCAAGTATGCCGCAGGTGGCGCTGTTCGAGGAAAACGATTTGTGGGTAATTTCTAATTGGCAGACCCGACAACTTTTGCATATTCCATCTTGAAAGCTCTTCAGGATCGTATAAAACTGACAGAAGAGGCCATCCTCCAGGGTGGCCCTAAAGATATGGAGTCCTACAAACAACTCGTAGGGGAACTTAAGGGCCTTGAGTTTGCTGAACAGGAAGTCAAGGAACTACTACATTCTTCGGAGGACGAATGACGAAAACGCTATTAGTACCTGATAAGTACGTCAATGAGAAAAAGAATAAAGCTGTAGCAGAGGCGTATGTAAAGGAAGAAGATCGCGTACTGGACACTTCCCGCTTGGATAAAGTGGCATTAAGTGAGAGATTACCGCAGCCTACGGGCTGGCGCATTCTTGTTATGCCCTATATGGGCAAAGCTACCACAGACAGCGGGATACATATCCCGGATGCTGTGCGTGATCGTGAAGCGTTGGCAACGGTGGTCGCCTACGTTCTAAAAGTTGGACCTTTGGCTTACCAAGATCCGTCCAAGTTTGGGTCTGGGGAGCCTTGGTGCGAAGAAGGCCAGTGGATTTGTATTGGCCGTTATGCTGGCGCTCGATTTAGGATAGAGGGCGGCGAAGTCCGTATCATCAATGACGATGAAGTGATTGCCACTATTTTGGAACCTGATGATATTAAACATGTCTAGAAAGAAGGAAGCAGCCATGGAAACCATGACATGCCAGAAGAAACTAAGATTGATATTGGGGATGCGGAAGAAGCCCCAGTAGATGTGAATTTGGGAGCGGAGCCAGAACCCGCACCAGCCTCTGAAGTTAAAGCAGAGGTAGCTCCACAAGAAGAGGAGCTTGAGGAATACAGTGCTGGCGTTAAGAAGCGCATTGGGGATTTGACCCATAAATGGCGTGAGGCAGAACGACAGCAGCAATCCGCAGTTCAGTTTGCAGAAAATGTCCGCCGTGAGAATGAGAGCCTTAAGACCAGACTTGATAATCTGGACAAGGGGTATCAGGAGGAGTTTGGGGAGCGTGTATCTTCCCAGTTAAACTCCGCAAAGAAACTTCTTAAGGAAGCTCATGAGAGTGGTGACGTAGACAAGATTGTGGACGCACAAGAAGCATTATCTAATCTTTCTCTTGAAAAAACCAAACTTGCCAGAGCGCAAAAGGAAGTTGCGGAGCAACCTCAACAACCAGTAGCGCAACCTCAACAACCAGTAGCGCAACCTCAACAACCAACAGCACAACCAGACGCTAAAGCGCAATCCTGGGCTGAAAAAAATGATTGGTTTGGTCAGGACGAAGTTATGACATACGCCGCTTTTGGCGTACATAGGCGGTTAATAGAGGATGAGGGGTTTGATCCCCAATCTGATGAGTACTATGCTGAAATTGACAAGAGAATGGCGTCTGAGTTTCCACAGAAACTTGGGCAAAAGACTCAGTCAAACGGGGGAAGCCGAAAGGTTGCGTCAGCCGAAGCTTCCGCATCCCGCAACAAAAGTGGACGGAAAACTGTGCGATTAACGCCCTCTCAAGTTGCAATTGCAAAGCGTCTTAATGTGCCGCTTGAAGAATACGCAAAATATGTAAAGTGAGGGATTAATCATGACCGAATTAGAGAACACATCTCGCCAAAAGTCTACCACTAGGACGCCTCGAAAAAACCAATCACGTGTCGCGGAGACACGCCGGGAACCTTGGAAGCCACCATCCATGTTGGATGCTCCCCCTGCACCTGACGGCTATAAGCACAGGTGGATAAGAGCAGAGGTCATGGGTTTTGATGACCGAAAAAACGTATCAGCCAGAACCCGTGAGGGATATGAACTGGTACGCGGTGAAGAGTACCCAGACTTTGATGCTCCTACCATTGATAATGGTAAACATGCGGGGATTATCGGAGTAGGCGGACTTCTTTTAGCAAGGATTCCTGTGGAGATCGTCGAGGAACGCAATAATCATTACCGGGGTATGACCCGCGATCAAATGACGGCTGTTGATAACGAGTTAGCTCGTGAACAACATCCAGCGATGCCGATTAATAAACCTGATCGGCAGTCTAAAGTAACTTTTGGAGGTCCCCAATCTGAAGGGGACTAGAAAACGGAAGGTAGAGTATGGCTAACAGTAATGGAAGCTTTGGTCTGCGCCCCCTAAGTAAAATGGGAAGCGCAACAAACTCCACGGGTTTGTCCAACTACTCGATGTACGAAATTGCGAATGGCAATACAGATAAGCTGTATCACGGCGAACCTGTAATTCCACTTTCCACTGGCTTTATCGGCGCTCCTGGCGCCGCTGCTGGCGGAACCGTGGGCCTTTTGGGCGTCTTTCAAGGTTGTAAGTACGTTGCGAGTACTACTGGGAAACCTACATGGAGTAACTACTGGCCCGGTTCCGGGGCAGACAGTAACCACCCGATTGAGGCATATGTAAACGATGATCCAATGCAATTGTATGTAATTGCAACGGATGCTTCGTGGACAAGCAAAGCAACGGCCCGTGCCGCAGTTTTTGCTAATGCTAACTTCTCAACCGCTATTACAGGAACAGACACTACGGGAGTATCGTTAGGTCGCCTTGCGATTAGTACGATTGCTACCACAGCTGCTCTGCAAATGAGAATAATGGGTTGGGTCGATGATCCAGAGAATGCTGATTTTTCAGCCGCTGGTATCGGGGCAATTGTTAGGTTGAATAACCACTTCAATAGCAACAATGGTGCTATTGCGGCTGGTACTCCTTCAACCACTGGCGTATAGGAGTATTGAGAAATGGCTATTAGTCGAGCGCAACTAGCGAAAGAGCTAGAGCCTGGCCTCAATGCCCTCTTTGGACTTGAGTACGCTAGGTACGATAATGAGGCTGGCGAGATATATGATACGGAATCTTCGGAACGTGCTTTCGAGGAAGAAGTAATGCTCTCTGGCTTTGGAGCGGCCCCTGTTAAGTCAGAAGGAACTGCGGTTTCTTTTGATGATGCACAGGAAGCCTACACCGCAAGGTACACACATGAGACTATTGCTCTTGCTTTCTCCATTACGGAAGAAGCAATTGAAGATAATCTTTATGACCGCCTTGCTTCCCGTTACACAAAAGCTTTGGCACGTAGCATGGCCAACACCAAACAGGTGAAGGGCGCAGCTACCTTAAACAATGCTTTTGACAGCACCTTTACAGGTGGTGACGGAAAAGAGCTTTGTGCAACGGATCACCCTCTTGTGAATGGTAATGACCTTCGCAATGAGCCAAGCACAGCGGCTGATCTAAACGAAACAAGTCTTGAGAACGGACTTATTGACATTGCTGCCTTTGTCGATGAGCGCGGACTTAAGGTTTCGGTTCGTGGAATGAAAATGATTGTTCCGCCAGCGTTGCAGTTTGTGGCGGATCGTCTTCTTGAATCCACTCTTCGCCCAGGTACGGCGGATAACGATGTTAATGCCACGCGGAACATGGGAATGTTGCCGCAAGGTTATGTCGTTAACCACTACCTAACGGATACGGATGCGTGGTTTATTAAGACGGATGCACCTAGAGGCTTCCTACATTTTGAAAGGATGCCTATGTCCACTAAAATGGAAGGTGATTTCGATACAGGAAATGTAAGGTTTAAGGCCCGTGAGCGTTATAGCTTTGGGTACTCTGACCCACGTACTGTATTTGGTTCTCCTGGTGCGTAACTACTGAAGTTGGGGGGGAGCTTGTCTCCCCCCTTTTTCTGGGAATCATAGCCCTAGCGACTGTCCCAGCAGACGCTTACGAAGACTCTAGGGCAAATCTCTCGTAAGGAGGTGTATCGTGTCACAGACAACTTTTAATGGCCCGGTTAGATCCGAAAACGGCTTTAAGGTCATAAACGTCAATTCTACTACAGGGGCGGTTACTGAGACTTCTTCTACGGCCTCTACTGGTATTGTTACCAACAAGTATATTAAACATGTTGGTTACGCCACAGGCGTTACTGTAAACACCACGGCTGGCGACAGCCCTGCTATTGGTGAGTTTACGCAACCAGCTAATACTATCATAACCAATATCAAGATATTTTGTGCTACCGCTCCAACTATTGGGACGGGCGATATTGGCTACGAAGTTGGGACTACTAGTTCTGGCGCACAGATTGTAGCGGCTGTTACTGACCAGATTCTTGATGGCGGCACCACAGTTGTAGTTGGAAATGTAACTCTGCCTTCTCTGGTTCTTCAGACTGAAAGTGGAACAACTGCCCCAGCTTCTGTCCAGTATGCTTCCGCAGAACGAACCATCTACTGCAATATTACAAATACGGTGGATGCAACCACGGCAGGTTCTTTCACCTTTATCATCGAGTACGTACAAATTGCGTAGGTAGGAGTTTATTATGGCTGATGCTGTAGCGGTCACAGAACTTAACGATGGAATACGAAATGCCGTGTTCTATTGTACTAATACCAGTGATGGTACAGGTGAGGCAGCGGTAACTAAGATTGATGTATCTGAACTTGCAAGCCGTCCAGATGGGACGGCTTGTACGGGCGTAAGAATTCAAAAGATATCCTTTGCCACTGTAGGCATGGGGGTAAAAATTCTTTGGGACGCAACAACAGACGTTATTGCTACTGAATTACCTGCGGATTACTCCGATACTCTGGATTTTACGGACGTTGGCGGTCTTTCCAACTACTCTGGTAGTGGCAAAACTGGAGATGTTCAATTTACTACGGTTGGACATACAAGCGGAGATACCTATACAATAGTATTGTCCTGTACAAAGGAGTACTAGCGTGAGATGGAAGATTTAGCACGAAAGAACGAGATTGATATTGTCTCCCTTCAAGGCGATATCAAGCTTCTATCTCAAAAGATAGACGTATTAAAGCATAACGATTTACACCACGTGCAAAAGTCTCTTGATTGGGTGGTTAAATTTTTATGGGGCGTTGGCTTTTTAATACTTGGGCAGATAATAATAGGTCTACGAATAACGGTTTGGGGATAGGAGATAGTTAATGGCAACTTCTGGATCGGTTGATTTTAACCTGGATATGGCCGAAATTACAGAGGAAGCCTTTGAAAGGTGCGGCCTGGAGTTAAGAACGGGCTATGACTCAAGAACTGCCCGGAGATCACTTAACCTTTTGTTCCTAGATTGGGCTAATCGAGGTCTTAACTTATGGACTGTTGAGCAAGTAACTCAATCGTTAGCCCAATTATCTACCTCCTCCGCTATCTCAACCTATCCTTTGGGAACCATAACCATGACGGTAGGCGCTTCTGGTAGCTTAAGCGTAGGAGAGACTATTACTGGCGCTACCAGCGGAGTTACTGCGTCTATTATTACCAAGCCTTCTGGCACAACTCTTACCGTCACCGTCCCAAGCGGGAACTTTACTGCTGGGGAAAATATTACTGGTTCCTCAAGCGCGGCAACAACTACGGTAACTTCAGATCCCTCACTCTCAGATGTGCAAGCTACCGTGGATATTCTTGAAGCGGTAATTCGTAGGGATAGTGAGGATATATCTATAACCAGGATAGGAAGACAGGATTATATCAGTATTCCTAAAAAGACTACTCAAGGGCGTCCAACTCAACTGTTTGTAGATCGTCAGATTACCCCCACTATAACAGTATGGCCAGCCCCCGAAAACTCTACGGATAAACTGATATACTATAGAATGAAGCGCATGGATGATGCGGATGTTGCTACAGATAACGCCCAGATTCCTTTCAGGTTCTTGCCTTGTCTGATTGCTGGCTTATCTTATCAAATATCTCTCAAAAAGTCCCCGCAACGTGTAGAAGGTCTTAGAGCTCTTTACGAAGAAGAGTTTGCTAGGGCCGCTGCTCAAGATATTGACCATGGGGTTCCATTAAGACTTGTTCCCACATTCCAATCATTAAGGGTATAAAATGGCTAGGTATGCTGGAGGTAAATATGCGTTAGGGATATCAGACAGGTCTGGTAGAGCGTATCATTTAAGTAACATGATACGCGAATGGAATGGTAATTTAGTTGGCAAGGACGAGTATGAGGCAAAGCAACCGCAACTAACGCCAGCCCGAAACATATCTGATCCGCAAGCTTTACGAATTAGCCGACCTGACCGCACTGAGCCAGTATCACTTGTTTTACTTCCTTTTAATGCTTTTAAGTCAGGCGCAAGCGGTTCGGAAGTTATAACTGTAACAGAGCCTGGTCATGGACGAAGCACCGGGGACACAGTGCGATTTAGAGATGTAGAGGCGTTTGATGGCTTTACGGAAGCCATTCTCGAAGTAGCGGCTGGGAGATCAATTACCAAAATTGACGATAATAGATATAGTTTTACAGCCAGTAGCGGAACAGCAACAACTGGGAATGTCACAGGAGGCGGTGGCTTTGCTTCCGCTGGCCCTGTAACTTTGAGTGCATAATATGGCCTATACCTTTACTACCTTAAAAACAGCTATCCAAGATTACACGCAAAACACTGAATCCACCTTTGTTAGCCAGCTATCACGTTTTATTATTAATGCGGAAGAGCGTATTCTTAAAGAATGCCAGTTAGACGTTTTTCGGAGGAACTCTTCTGGAAGTTTTACGGCTAATCTTAAGTTTTTATCTAAGCCTACTGATTTTTTGGCCCCATACTCTCTAAGCGTTGTAAATAGCTCTAAAAATGAGTTTTTACTGTATAAACACATTACTTTTCTTCAGGATTACACCCCAAATCCGGCCACAACGGGAGTTCCTTTGTACTATGGGGATTGGAACGATACTACTTTTTTAATAGCACCAACCCCAAGTAGCAGTTTTTCTGCGGAACTACACTACTTTTTTAGGCCGGAATCAATCACAGAAGCCTCGAGCGGAACAACATGGCTTGGGGATAACGCCGAATTAGCAATGCTGTATGGTGCTTTAGTAGAAGCATATACCTTTATGAAGGGGGAACAGGAATTATTGAATTTATATAATGGTAGATTTCAGGAATCTTTACAGTGGCTTAAGAATCTTGGAGAAGGCAAGCAAACCAGGGATGAGTATAGATATGATCGTCTTAGAAGGGATGTGGCTTAATGTTTGATGCCAATAGTTTGCTTAATTTAGGAGATGTCTCTGTGCATACTACTGAAAATAGAGGCCATTCTCCCGAAGAAATGGCGGAAATGGCCATGAATAAGATAATGCTAGTCTCAAAGGACGCCCCTCCCGTCATACGGGATCAAGCGATAGCCCATAGAGACAAATTGAAGGAAGTTCTTATTTTCTATATGAATAGAATGGCTCAGAGTGAAAGAACTACAATCTGGGCTCTTATGAAACAGCAAGGCCACGAAGACATGGCCGAAATTATAAGGAGATTGTAAGATGGCTGTTGGATCATCCGCTATGTGCGGAACTTTTAAAAGAGAAATACTTGCTGGTATTCATTTTTGGACTCCACATACCAGAACAGGTTCTAGTGCAATTTCAGCGGATACGTTCAAAGTTGCCATGTTCACGAATAGTTCCTCCATTGATGCGGACACTACTGGATACACCACCAGTAATGAAGTTAGTGGGACGAACTATACAGCCGGAGGAGAGGCTCTAGGAAGTGTAACCTTGGGCTTGAGTGATAATAGCAGTTCCGTACCAACCTCTTTTCTCGATTTTGCGGATACCACTTGGTCGAGTTCTACAATTAGTAGCGCAAGAGGTGCTTTAATTTACAACAGCACGTTAGACAGTGCTGGCACAGGGTCTACAACAAATCACGCGGCTGACCCTGCGGTTGCGGTAATTAATTTTGGCGGGGACAAATCGTCAAGTTCAGGAGACTTTACCATTCAGTACCCAGCAAATGACGCTAATAACGCGATAATTAGGATTGCATAATGGCCTTAATTACTGGCTGGAATAGAAGT